TATCTTTTCAGTAGATGAATTTACTTTATTAATAAGAAATTCACCTGGCTTTAAACTTACCAAGCGATTTCCTCCCCTCTAGAACGCAAAGCTGCGTCACGCATATTCTTCAATTCATCCTGAACCTGACGGGCAAGTTCTTTAGGATTAATTGGTTGATTACCTCTATTCTCCACATTAACATTAACTGTATATGTGTCAGAATTAGTAATCGTTGTGTTGCCATTTTGATTGAATCGATCAGTGTAGCTTGATGGCAATGTCAAGTTACCGTTCATCTTACCAGAAAGATTGTTCATGTCTTTAAGGAGAGATCCATCGAATACTGGTTTAACTGTTGGTTGAATAGTCATGTCAATGTTGTCCATAAGGAGTCCAGATAGACTATCATCGACATTCAGAGCTTCAATGGCTTGATTGGCCAAACCTTTAGCAGTTCTGAATATTGCAGATCCAGTATCTTTCAAGCCAATCTCAAAACCTTGTCCTGTGAATTTACCAAGAGCTTTGGTCACTCGTGATGGTGAATGGATATCCAATGCTCTTCTGATTGTCGCAGCAACATTAGATGCAATTGCAGAAGCTGTGGCATAAATAGATCCAGCAGATGCTGCCAAACCATTTGCAAAACCGTAACCAGCATAGCTACCAGCAGAACTCAATGATACAGAAGATGCACCATTGTATGCTGAATGAGCTAAACTAGAACCAGCACCATGAGCAGATCCTGATTGTGAGGAAATACCGCTAGCCACAGATCCACCGAAGTGGGAACCAAGAGAAGTACCTTGATTGAACACTCCACGGATAGAGTTTACAGAACTGTTTGCCACACTAGAAGATGATCCCGTAATAGAACCAGAGCTTCCAGAAATACCGCTAGCAATGCTTGATCCAAATTGTTGTCCAATGGCTCCGCCTTGAGAGAACGTACCTCTTACAGAATTTATGGACATGTTTGCGCTTGACTGAGCAGCAGATGTAATAGCCCCAGACTGAGACATCAATCCTGTTGCAATTTGTTGTCCAAACTGTACGCCGATTTGTTGTCCTTGTTGAAAAGCCATTTGAGCAGACATAACTGCTTGTGTAGCTAACTGTTGGACGGCCATAATCACCATAGGAGCAGAAGCCATAATGCCTTGTCCCAGAGATTGTCCAAACATCATAGCTCCTTGTGCTGCTTGTTGGAACGCCGCAGGTACGGTTTGTAGTGCTGCTGCAAGGCTTGGAACAATCGCTCCTAGTTGAGTAAATCCAGCAACAACCGGCATAATTCCAGATGCAGACATCATGATAGATGGAGCTAACATAGAAAATGCGGCTGCTAATGATGGGATAGCCGGAGAAAGTGTGGTGATCGGTGTTTGTAGGTTCTGGAATGCTGAGGATACTGTAGGAACAGTTCCAGCAAGACCCGCTAACGCAGCATTCATCATTATAAATCCAGTAGACATCGCCATGATACCACCGGCAGAACCTGCAAGACCGGCGATAACTCCTTTAAGAGATCCCAAGTCTTTTGTAAATCCTACAAGATTACCTGCATATGACGCAGAACCCAGACCTGTTACGGCTGCAGCAACAGCTGTGATACCAGCTGCTCCAGCAATACCATCTTTAGCGATAATTGATACACCTTGTGCAAACAATTTGAATCCTTGTCCGGCATTCTTGGCAGCATTACCGACAGCATCGATAATAGAAGCTACACCTTCAAATGCAGACTTAATACCATCACCAATTCCGCGGAATACTTCAGCAACACCTTGAAGAGCAGCTTTAACACCTTCTCCAAATGCCTTAGCAGCGTTACCGACACCTTCAAATACAGATTTAATAGCGCTACCAACGGACTCGATAATAGAACCGATACCTTGGAGTACTGACTGTATTGCTTGTCCAATTCCTTGGAATATAGAAGAAATGGCATCGCCAATACCTCTAATAACATTCGCAAATCCATTAATTGCCCCAACAATACCATCTATAACAGATTGCACGATGGATGCAATAGACATGAATAATGTTTGTAATGTATTAAAGAATGATTGGATTGTATTACCAATTGTGGTAAATACGGACTCTATAGTTTGTACGATTTGAATAATAACATCAGCAATAGATTGAACTATTGATGTTATGGACTGGAATAACTGGATAAGCACATCAGCTACCGATCTGATTATGCTAGCTAAACCTTCGAACAATGCAATAAGAGTTGCTGCGATAGGTTCCAAAATAGGAGCAAGAATATCAGATAGGCCTTTAAGGATATTTATGATAAAGTCCACAACTGGTTGTAAGACTTTCACAATACCTTCAAGTAAAGGTCCGACTAATTTCTCTAGAAGAGCCAAACAGATATCAAGGATAATCTTGAACAGCTTTTCTAATGCCGGAACTAATTTGTCTTTGGTCTTGGTTAATGAGTTCGCAATAGATTCTGTTAATTTAATGGCAATCTCAATACCTGTCTGTACCAAGATATCTGCATTTTCCATAACAGATTTTGCAAATTCAGTTAACAATCGAACAGCTGCTGAGAATAGTTGTGGCATAGCCTCCGCCATACCATTTAAGAAATTGGTAATTAACTCAACTCCGGCTTTAACTATATCTGGTAATAGTTCGGCAAGACCGTGTAAGAAGTTTCTAACTATCTGCACACCAGCAACAACCATGGATGGGCCTCTAGCAACTAATGTTTGCATAGCTACATCAAGACCTTCAACAATTCCTTTGAATGCTCCAGGCGCCACTTTTGCTAATGTTGCCAATGCTGTTGCAAATGCTAAGAAACCTAAACCGGCAATAAGAATAGAAGAAGCAGCTAGAACACTAGATACCCCAAAGCTTAGAAGAGCTCCAGATAAGGCAGCTAAACCGCCCGATAGTGGCCCTGCTAAAGCAGCAGCACCTAGTAATATAGCTAAGTTACCAGCAAGCGCAAGTAATCCTACCCCTACAGCAACAAGATTAAGTGTTGATAGCATGTAAATCGGTACTGCTAATAATACTAATGATGCTGCTAGAAGCGCTAGTTTACCAGCGGCGGAAGCAGGTAGGGCAGAAATAGCTTTCATCGCTATACCCAACGATGCCATGACAGCAACCATAGCTACTGTTGCAGCAAGGATACCTTGCCAAGGTTGGGCTGCTACTTTGGATAATGACTCTCCGGCAGCATAAAGAACGGCAGACAATGCTACCAACTCGCCAACATCACCATCGATATTGGAAGTTTTCTTTAACACAATGATTAACATCGCCATAACAGCTACTATAGAACCCATTGCTAAAAGTACACCTTGCCAACTAAGTGCGGCTACTTTTTCTAGAGTCTCACCTATTGCCCGCAACAGACTCGCAAACGATCCTAGGATACCTGCAGTAGCTACTGCTTGTTGCACAGTACCCGACGTCTTAGATATAATAGCCGAAGCTGCAGCAACAGAAAGTAATACTCCCGCAACAGCAGCGGTAGCGGCTAATAAATTAGCGGGTTTAAGGTTAGCTAGTTGTTGGAGTCCCTGCATCACTACAAATAACGTAGTAACTAATGCTACCAATGTTATTAGTGCTGTAGGATTTAACTTAACTCTCTTCAACATATGTGAAGCGCCGATAAGAATACCCAAAAGAGCGGTAATTCCAGCAAAACCTTGTACCAGACCCATAGGATCCATATCAGCAATCTTCTTAATAGCCAATGTCATTAAGAAAATACCGCCAGAGAATGTGATCATAGAGAACACTGCTGTAATGCTTGGTTTGGCACCTTGTAAAGCATATGATGCGGCAATTAAGCCAGCGATCATAGCAGCCACTGAAGTCATAGCAATTCCTAGACTATCTAGAGGTAATTTAGCTAGTGGTAATATAGACTGTGTTAATATAAACACAGAACCAGAAAATGCAATAAGACTAAAAATAGCAGTCATATTAACTTTAACACCAGATAATACTCTAGTTGCTCCGGCAAGAACTGCTAGTAAAGCACCTACACCAGTCATAGCCGGTATAGCTCTTTCTGGATTGATTTCGGCGATATCTTTAACTGATGATACCAATCCTTTTATAGCTATTACGAAAGCAATCATTCCGAACATTGCGCTCATTTTGATCTTAACGCCACTCATCATTCTAGAAGCTAAGACCAAAGCACCCATCAATCCGATAACACCAGTAAATCCATCTACTAATCTTGCCGGATCGAGTCGAGTAACGTCCGCCATAGCCGAAACTAAGACTTTCATCATCAACGCCATAGTTATCATTGAGAATATTGTTGAGATAGGGACTTTAACTCCCTTCATCAACTTCATGGACATTGACATAGCCATCATTAGTCCACCAACAGCCAATGCGGATCTTATCATTTCTTCCCATGAGAAATCTTTCAACGCATTCATTGCTGAGGCTAATATTCTCAAAGCTAGAGCCATTCCGATCATTTGGAATATAGATGTTTGCGCTTGTCCAGCTCTAGCCATACCTTTCATACCCATAACCATGATTTTCATAGCGCCGAATAATCCAAGTAAAGCATTACCTACTTGTTCGGTATCTAATTCTGCTATTTTCTTCATGGCACTAGCGAGTATTTTCATAGAGAACGCCAGAGCCAACATTGTAGTAGCACCACCCTTAGGCATTCCTGCTGCAATTGCAGACATCTTCTTCATTCCTGACATTAAGATCAAGAATGCACCACCAACGCCAATAAGACCTCTAGAAAGAGATGGCATATCCATTTTGGATAGCTCTTTGATTGAGAGAGTTAGGATACCAACCGCAGCGGCAATAAGTAGTAACGAGGTAACATTTACCATATTAGTAAACGCATTCAATGATTTACCAAATCCATCAAAGATTTCTATGAAACTATCTTTAAACGACTTAGCATCATCGGTAAATTTACCAAGCACTTCTTTTATATTACCGAAAATCTTATCAACAAGACCTTCTTTTAGACTTGTCCCTTTGATGTATTTGTCAATAGCAAATAAGCTGACAATAGCTGTTGCTAAATCGGCAGCATGGATATCTTTAAGGAATTCTCCTATCCCTTTAACAAATCCTTTTAATTCGCCATAGACTTTACCTAGAAACTCGCCTATCTTACCGAACGTATTTCCGAGAGCATTCATTACTCCAGAAGCACCATCAGATACATAAGTCTTGAGTTTATCAAAGAATCCACCTTCGGCATTGAATTCTGGAATCTTGAATTCTTTGAACTTCCCAGTAATAGCAGAAAATGCACTGCCAATAAGATCAAAGACACCTTTGATAACTGCACCCATCGATTTGAATAAGCCGACGGATTTAATTGATTGTTCTAACTTTTCGGTGAACTCTCTAATTTTACCAGTAATATCAGCAAGGGTACCAGTAAAATCTTTGAAACCGGAACCGTCTCCGCCAGTAAATGCCGAGAAGAACTGTCCGATTATTGTTACAGCTATCTTGAATATAGATGTAAGTATACCGAATACGTTTCCGATGGTCTTACCGATATTGACAAAACCAGTCATAACATTGTTTGATTGTAGTAATCCGTTTAAGAATTGAGTAATACCATCAGCGATTTGTTTAAATGTTAGGATTAATCCATTTCCAGATCCAGAAACAGAACTAATACCAGATGCTACTTTTCCAAGAACGGTTCCTACAAATTCAAATGCAGTACCAAAAGCTCTACCGATAGATTTTAAAGTACCTTGAATATAAACATTCTCTGCTAAAGATTTAGTAAAATCTCTAAATTGAAATGTTAGTTGTGTCAATACCGCTGCCGACTCTTTATAGGTACCGATCACTTCCCGGAAACCTTCTCGCAAACTAGACAGGGAATTTACAACGAATTTAATTGAATTAGTAATACCATCAAATAATGCTTGTTGACCACCCATGTCTTTCCAGGTTTTCAACATAGCATTTCGATAGTTACCAAGCGAACGTTCCATTTCTAGAACGGTATCGAAATATGTTCCTTGGTCGTCTTGTAAAAATGGATTTACAATATTACCAATATTGGTCCACATTGATTTGGCTTCTTCGAATCCACCAAGCAAATATTCCCAAGATTGAGCCCATCCAGAACCAATCGCTTCTTGAACAGTATCCACTAATTGTCCAAACGACTTAACTTCCGTGGCTGCCTTGAGCATTTGTTCATCGATAGACATTTCCTTCAAAGTCGCAATTAAGACTTCAGAAGTTAACCATCCATCTTTCAATGAGTCACGGAAAGATTTAGTAGTGTCACGAGCTTGGCCCATTTTCTCTGCCATAGCGGTCAATCGATCTTGGAACAGTTTACCACCCATACCAGCATTTACTACAGAGTTCCAGTCCTGAAGACCTACTCTACCAGATGCTAGTGCTTGTGATAACTGATACATTGCCATTGATGCTTGTTGGGTGTTTGATCCTGAAGCAGCGGCCAAGTTTGAAATACCTTTTATCGCAGTGGCAGAATCTTCCAATCCTACACCTGCCGCAGTAAAGGTACCAATATTTCTTGTCATATCCGCGAATGAGTAAACCGTCTTATCCGCATATTGGTTAAGATCTTCCAATGTTTTAGAAGTCTTACGCATACGCATTGTTTGGTCTGGAATTTCCCATTCAGTATTTGTCATGATAGTTTGAATTGATCCGAGCTTATCTTTATACTCAGTCAAACCATCCATAGGTCCTCTAAAGAATTGAGACCCAAATTGGATCGCTTTGTTCATCATGTTTGCTAAGACATTACCCATAGCAATATCCATAACAGAAAGTGAATTCTGAACTGATGCAGATGCATATGAGAATGCACTAGTCAAAGGATTTAAGTTAATCCCACTAGCTCTAGCATTTAGTTTATCAAATTCTCCAGAGGTTCTCGAAAAGCTGTTACCATCATCAGTCTTTCTGAATATACTTTTTAATCGAGCAAGAATACTACCGGTCTTACTAGTTTTGCTAGCTACATCAGTATTCATTTGATCTATGGATCTTCCAGCCCCGCTAGTATCCATATTATCAGTGTTTCGTTTAAAGATATTTCTAAGACGAGATAATAGACCGTTCGATTTCTCTGTTGAACTTGAAATTGCCTGATTCATTTTAGCCATATCCTTAGAAACATTATCGGCAGCACCTTTTCCGCTAACTTTAGCGAATGCCGCTTTTAGCTTATCTAATGCAGACATAGTGTCTTGTGCATTTTTAGTAAAGCCTTTATTGTCTAAGGTGACTTTGGCAATTTTTTCATCAACATATCCTGCCATATTGTCTCCTATTTAATCATTTCTTCTAAAATTTTACCTACGCGAGATGACCATACATCATTTATCGCTTGGGTAATATATGGTCGAGGTGGAACATACCCACCGGTTCCTGTTCCGTGACCATAGTGAATTATTCGAGCGATTGAAACCCCTTTGTTTATATTGGAGTTTGTTATCTCTATAACAATATTGTCACCATTTTGATTGATTGTGTAATCCCAAGAGGAAGCCGTCTTTCCGCTACCAACGGGAGTCGTCTCCGACAATCTATTAGTTAACATCTTAGCCAATTCTTCTGCAGGACCAGAATTCTGTTTCTTAACAGTACGTTTCAACCAAGCTTCAATATTGTTGAAATCTCCGCTAGATGTTATTTGCATTTTGTTTCTCCTTCTCTTCCATCTCTTTATATAATCTAGCTTCTTCAGCTCGACGTTGTTCGATGATAGATCTTTGCTCGTCCATAGCTTCAGTTTTAGACATCTTCTCTGGCGGAGCTTGTAATGAGTTAACAGTATTAATCAATAACATTAGCTTATTTAGATTTCTATTTTCCCATTCAAATGGTATTCCATTAATAGCCATATGAGCATATAGTATCTCTGAGGTAAACACGGACTGTCTTTGTCCAGCTTTAGACTTCTTTTTACTTTTAGGTAAGACCGTTGCTGATGG